TGAGCCCTCTCAAGACCTGTAAAGACTTCTTTGAACTTTTTTACTAATTCTAACTCCATATTAACCTCTCAAATTAATAGCCTCTCCTTTAATTAGATTGGGGCATGGTCCGAAAGGAGGCTCGAAAAAACCACACCCCAACCGATTAAGAGTGGGAATCGGAGGATAAGACCACTCTTAACTTTACGCGGGCTATTAATCAGAACGGTATGTCGTCACCATTCTGCGAGGCATTCCCCTGTGGGGAAACTTTGTCATCATCCTGTGTCGGAGTGATTTCTATGTCACCACTGTGAATAGATTTCTCAAATTGAATAGCGTCTTCAACTATTGCTTGAACATTTTTAAGCCCAAGTTCATCAATCCATTCATTCTCAGTAACGACCCAACCATGCCAAGAACCCTTTGAGTTCTTTTCTTTGACCGTGGATAGCGTATATGCACGAGCAAAGTCTTTTGGTTGGTAAATTTCATCACCTTCAACACGTCTCTGATTGGACATTAATGAATTCCATGTCCTTGATTTTTTTAACTGTGTTGATTTCATTTTAATAATCGCTTTACTCCAAGCACCACCGTCTTCGAGTACGATTACATAATGTTCAGCAGTATTCTCAATATAGGTATCTGGTTTTCCTACAAAGCGTTCTTTGTTATCGTCTCCACGAACAACTTTTCCTTCCATTTGGAATTTTTGAAATTGTTCTGGTGTATAGATATTTACTGGAGCACCAGACCCTTCTCCACGTTCAGCCCATTCTACAAATCTTCTACGATAGTAAACTGGTAAAACGTTTATGGAGGCGTAGACTTTATTAGTAACAGTATTAAAAATCTGTCCTAATTTTGCGCCTTGGATATACTTACCGTCATCTTCTTCAAGCTGAGGTGCACCCTTACTTAAAATATTAAAGTAAGGAATTTGATAATCTTCAGCTTCTCTTTTTGAGAGAGAGGGACCTGCCTTTAATAGACTACTGATAGTCGCTACTTCGCTACCCTTATTCTCTTTCACTACTTGTTTTTTCACTGTCTCTGTCATTTATTTACCTTTCTTGATATTGACTTTATGTCCTACAAATACTCCAAAAGTATCTATAGGAAGGTTTTTTCCACCTTCAATCATTTCACGAATGAAACCTCGAAGAGTAGACGGTTCGACCTTAACATTTCTGTCAGTGTCCAACCCTTGGTTAGCTAGATCAGAAAAAAGTTCTTTTGCTTTTTCATCTTCAGCTCTTCCAAATTTTACTATGACTTGATTTTTAATCAAGTCTTCATATCCGTTATCACGCAACCATTCAAAAGCTTCTTCTTGTTTTTCTTTTGAAATAGAACCTGTGTAAAACGGTTTTATTTCTACGTTACTTCCGTCTTTCATTTTAATAGAAGTAACACCACGCTCTTCGAACAACTGAACTAAATTTTCATTTGCCTTACGAAGAACTTCCTTTTTAACTTTCATTAAAGCCTCAAGGTCTTCTATTTCTTTTTCAGCTTTCAAGTAATCTTGAGAAGCTTTAGAAATAGGATCGACTTCCGTTACTTGAAAGTCGGACTGTTCACGTCTTAAATTAATAGCCATGTCTTTTCTCCTTTTTATTCTTAGTTATAAATGTCAACACGAATAGGAAAATAATCTTTTTCTATTCTATCGTATTTTAACATATTATATCTACCATTAGATATAGTGACTAATACCGAAGTTGTCAACCCTATCAGTGCGGGATCTCCAACTAAAAGTAAATAATCGTTGTCACTAAAGTCTTTTAGAACGGTTTTAAGTTTTCTTATGGTAGGTTGTGGAGACATTACTACCTGTTTGTTTCCGTCAAACAAAAAAACAACTTCTCCAAATCTTTCTGCTTGTGAATAATCCAATCCTCGATAAGTACCATCAGGATATTTTCTCATTACATTTTGTATAATGTACACTTTACTTTTTGAATTCATTTATTATATTCTCTTATAAGAATAAAATATTATATATGTTGTTAGAAAAATACAAGTTTAAAACAAAGCCTATGGAACATCAATTGATTGGTCTTGCAGGAATGATGAATTCTTTTGATAAAGATGTTCCTGAGTATGCTTTATTTATGGAAATGGGTTGTGGTAAAACAAAGGTTTTAATAGACGGTGTTTCTATTTTATATGACAATGGAAAAATAAGTAATCTTTTAGTTATTTGTCCCAACGGAATTAAATATAATTGGCGAGAAGAATTAGGAAAACATTTAGCTGATCACATTGAATATGATGTTCATGTTTGGGAAGGGGCCAAAACAAAAAAAGAACAAAGTGAAATTAAATCAAAATTATTTGCAACAGATAATAAGTTAAAAGTTTTGGTTATGAACATTGACGCTATTATTACTAAAAACGGAAGTATGATTGCTGAAAAATTTTCTTATACCGATAAAACTTTAATGTGTGTTGATGAGTCCACTATAATTAAAAATGGATCAGCTAAAAGAACTAAGAGATGTATTAAGATAGGGTCCTATGCTCGTTACAGAGTTATTTTAACAGGGTCTCCTATAACCAAATCACCTGAAGACTTATATTCTCAATGTGCTTTTTTAAGTGAGGATCTTTTGGGTTTTAGTTCTATTTATACTTTTAGGGCTAGATATTGTGATCAAGTTAAAATGAGTTTTGGTGGAAGAAGTTTTAACAAGGTAACTGGGTACAAACGTTTAGATGAACTTACCGATAAGATTAGAAATTTTTCTTATCGAGTCACAAAAGACGAAGCGTTAGATTTGCCTGATAAAATTTATTTAAAGAGACGTGTACCGATGACCGATAATCAATTGAAAGCTTATGTCATGATGAAAAAATTAGCATTAGCTGAAATTGACGGTGAACAATTAACTACTGCTACATTAATTGCTCAATTAAAAAGACTGCATCAAATATCTTGTGGGTACATGACAACCGATGAGGGAAAGCTAATTGATTTTTCAGAAAATAGAATTAAAGAATTAATAGATACAGTCGAAGAGGCTGACGGAAAAATAATTATATGGTGCTCTTATAGGCACAATATCAGAACAGTTATAGAAGCCTTAGATAAGAAATATGGAAAAGGTTCAGCAGAGGGTTTTTATGGTGAGACTCCCTCTATAGAAAGACCTAAGATCTTAGATAGATTTAAAAATCCTGATCATCACATGAGATTTTTGGTAGGGCACCCAAGAACAGGGGGGTATGGTCTTACTTTAAATATAGCTAGCACTATGATATTTTATTCTAACGACTATGATCTCGAAATACGAGAACAAGCAGAAGCTAGAAATCATAGAATTGGTACAGAAAAGAAAGTCACTTATGTCGATCTTATCTGTGAGGGAACAGTGGACGAAAATATAATCAAAAGTCTGCGTTCTAAAATTAACATCGCCACTGAAATAATGGGCGAACAATTTAAGGAGTGGTTAATATGATATTAAGTCCTAACCGTGAAAAAATAGATCACAGGAAATTAAAAGAAGCTTGTGAATGTTTTAATGAATTAATTAAAATGCAAGAAAGTTTAGATAAATATGAAAAGTGGACCATGGCTAATATTATTCATGAAACTGCTTTGGAATTAGCTGAAAATATAACGGAGAAATTAAAACAATGAAATATTATGAAATACCAGGGTGGTTTAATGGACATGAACAATACGATAAAGCAGTAGATTATTGTCCTCAAAACGGAAAAATTTTAGAGATCGGTTGTTTTTATGGGAGATCAACTCACTATATGTGCTCTAATATCGTTAATACTAATCGAAAAGACATATCGGTTTATTGTATAGATACTTTTCAAGGATCGTCAGAACATGCTACGTTAAAAGAATTAGTAGGTAAAGACGGTACATTCTATGATTTTACAGAGAAAAATTTGCAGTCTTTTATTGATGAGGGTTTTTTAAAATTAATTAAAAGTAGGTCAGATAGTCTTGAAACTATAAACAGTTTTGAAGATAAATTTTTCGATACCATTATCGTGGACGGTGCTCATGAGTATGACGCAGTGCTAGATGATATAGAAAATTGGTGGTCAAAGTTGAAAGATGACGGAGTTATGCTCTTTGATGACATGTATATGGAGTCGGTCAATCAAGCCACTCATAAGGGATTGGTGGACAAAGTATCAGAATTTTCAATTGTTTTTGGTAAAGAAGCCTATGGAATTGCTTGTAAAAGTGATGATAAAAAACAAATGGAAAAATTAGTAAAAATAACGCCTGAAAACTATTTTAAATAATATAAAATTTAGACGTGAAAAACGTCTTAGAAAAAAAAGTTGAAATTGAGTGGATAGACGCTTACGAAATGGAAAGTGGGTGGCATGACTTGGAAGACGCTAAAAAAATCTCGCCCCCTACGGTCTTTAGCCTTGGCTATGTGGTTAAGAACACGAAAGAATACATCATCATATCTGCTGATAAAGGTCGTAAAGGAGACTCTGACTGTGGTCGTGTTCAAGTTATTCCGAAACCTTGGGTCAAAAAAATAGATCTACTGTGAAAGAGTTCCTGAACAAAAAACATATATCAGGAACTGTCTCCGAATATTCAGCAGTTAATAAACTTTTACAATTAGGATTTTTAGTTTTTAAAAACGTAGCGCCTCAAGGTATGATTGATTTAATTGCGATCTCTCCAGATAATGAAACTTTTCGCATTGATGTAAAAACAATTTCTAGAAGAACTAAGAAAACAAATTATAGAGAAGAGGGAGACCGAATTTATAGGACCCCCACAAGTGAGCAAAAAAAATATGATGTTGTGTTGATGATCGTGGACCGTGATGAATTTAAAGTTCACCCAATTCGTTCTAAATTGTCAAAGTGGTTAAAACTTTAAAAGATAGTCTTCTAAAACACCTGAGCTAACACAAGTTAATTTCATTTCTACGTCTTCGATTTTTGATAGCTCTCCCAAAATCAGATTATAATGTTGTTGACAACTTTCTAAAGAATTATGAATAACCTCAGAACCCATTCTAACACAACTTGTTTCAGTGCTAGAGTAGACACAGGCCCAACCAATCAAGAAAAATTTAAGCATGGAACAATGCTATCATAAAAGTCAAATCATTTATTTGATAAAATCAAAAATAAATGTGTGGCTTTTTGTACATCAAGTTTGATATGATGATCTTTCACGCTAAAAAAAAGGAGATTTAATGACCGAAGAACAAGAAAACAAGCTAGTTATAGCCTACTTACAGGACGTAATAGCTCAAATGACTGCATATAAGGAATATAAACCAGAAGACAGTCAAACAGAAGAGAGATCAAGAACTATTTAAGTTCTTCTTCTCTCTAAAATTTCTTTACCTTTTTCAACTAATTTTTTCCAAAAACTAAAATCATAAAGCTTCTCTGAACCGTCCGTAAATTCAACTAATACCTTTTGAACAATATTTTCCTCTTCGTCAGGTACGTCAACGTATTCGACTTTATAGACAGTCTTCTGAAAGAAGTGTGGATTATCTTTTAATATCTCCAACATTCTTAAAAAATATCATAATTTATCAATAAATTATACTAAACTTTTTCTAATTTTTCGTAATATTCTTTGACAATTAAATGTAATTGAGTGGGTTTTGTTCGCATTGTATCTTTACAAATTCTTTCTAATAGCTTTTGTGTATCTTTAGAGATTATTTGAGACACCCATTTTTGATCTTCTTTTTTTATTGTTTTAGTCATATTAATTCTTCCTTTCATAAAATGAATTATTTATTTATATAATATTTAAGCTTAATTTAAAATGATTTAATGAGGGGGTGTTTCCCCCTCATTATGAATTAGATGACATCAAGTAACTTATTGATGTTAGTTAATTCGTTTCGAAGTTTCTCTATTTCATATTCAAACTTCTTGTTTACTATATCAACTTTAGATTGATTTCGTACTTTGATATATTTTTCTAACAATGATAAAATCTCACGTTTTCTTTTCGCGTGTCGACTTATCGCTGATTTTTCTGTATTCTCACAAGTCATGTTCCAACTCCAATCTTCTTGTATATTTGGCCACTTTAAAAAGAAATTTAGAATTGTTGTCGGATCTAGCCCTATTAACTGCCCAACAAACACATTTTAAATTTTCTTTTGTATGTGGTTTTGTGTTATCAATACGATCAAAAGAAACTACATTTGGGCCTGAAACAGTAGTAAGTGCTATTGTTTTTATGGCTTCACAAATGTGTTGTTTTTTTCTTTTGTTATATGTTCGATTATAGATTTCTAATAAATCCTCTCTTGTTAACTTTAGTTTATGTTTAAATTTCTTTAAATCTTTTTTTCTCATACTTCTTAATCTAAGACCTAATAAGTTCCAAAGAGTTTCTTTCCATTCTTTTGATTTCTTTCGAAAATTATCTGCGTCTTGTTTACACCGAGTGCATTGACGGTTGCTCGTGGCTCGTTGAGCAATATGTCCCCATTTACAAGGTACTCCATTGTAATATCTTGTCAGCTTTTGTTTTTTAGCTTCAGTCCAACTTATTATTCTTATAGTCATATGCTTTCCTTTCTTTTATTTCTTGTTCCATTATTAATTTTAATTTTACATCTAAATCACAATGTGCTGAATTTTTAATAATATTTTTTATTTTATTAAGTCGAGCCAATAGTTCTTCATTAGAGTATTGGCTCAACGGATAATCAACAAAGCCTCTAATATAAATGGACATCGCTAACTTTGTTTTTTGCTATGCGAATGATCTCTTTTATTCTTGCGTTTTTGAGTTCTTTCACATCATTGACGTATTTAGGATCAACACGAGGAATTTTTGTTTTAAACAAATAATTTCCGTGATCGTAAACGTAAACCTCTTGTTTGTTTACTTGTACTAAATGAAAATCAAACGGTCCTTCGATATGACCGTGATTGATTGTATTGTTGAACGCGTACTCGTGTTTCATAGTTATTGCTCCTTTCTTGTTCTCTTTCTTGGTCTTGTGGTACCCACCATGGCACTCTTAACCAACCGTCTCTATGAAGAAGTATATCGATTATATGATCAAACTTATATTTCATTCTTTCTCCTTTTCTAGCGCTAACTTTTGCACCTCGTCTAACCTACGTTCTTTTTCTTCTAAAGGTAAACTATCCCAATCGTCAGGAAAACTTATTCCATTGACTGTTTCAAAAAATCTTTTTTGATGTTTAACTTTAGTTTCTTTGTCGTTTCCAGACATAATACCAAACATAGCTGATACCATGCCCACTGTTTTTAATTGATCGTTCATTCTTTCTCCTTTTCTAATTGTGACTCTAGAAACTTTTTGATTTCTAAAGTTCTCGTGCTTTTATTGAAAATTCTGTCCATAAAATTATCGTCAGGACTTAGAAAATTTTCAACTTGTTGTTTACTCCAAGATTTTGGACTCGATAAATAATCGAAAAGCTTGTCCTTATCTTTCTTATAAACGTTACGATGTTCTCCACTATATAAAGCGATTGCCTCGTAACTTCTTTCTTTGTGCTTTACAAAGATTAACGTGTCAGCTATAGGAAGGCCTTTAGGGTCTCCCAAATAACCTTGATGTATGGTCCACGTCATTGTTGCTCCCTTCTTGGATTTACTCTTGGTAAATTATCCAATTCTTCATTAACAGATTTTCTTTTCTCTGCTCTGATCTCAACCCCTTCAATAATCCATTTTTTAATTTCTTCAATTATATTTTCAGAATTATTGTTTTGTAGATATTCGATCTTTTTTTGTAGCCATTTGACTGTATCGTCTTGAGCTTTCAACTTAACTAAAATATTTTTTAAATTGTGACGCTCAATAGCTAAGTCTGTTTTACTTTTCTTAAACCACACTATCGTCATTTTACTCTCCTTTCTTAAATTTATTCATAGCTAGACTTAATTTTTATTTTCTTGTTATCATCTATTTTTCTTTCTGATAAGTACCGTTGATAAAAACGTCTATCCATTCCGTCTATCTTCACTCTTAGCGTTTCTTTACCCAAATACTTTGTATGAGTGAAATCTAAAAGTAAATAGCCTTGTTGCTCTCGTATTCTTTGGAGCGTGACTCGTGGATCGTTGGTCTTGTATTTAAGATTACGACCTACAATCATTCTTCTTTTTTCTTGTACGCCTGATGTCATTTTACCTCCTTATCTAGTATTATAATATTATAACCTAAAAGTCCAATCCAATTTAATTCATCTTCATTTAAGGTTAGTTTTCTTGTTAATAAAGCAAAAGTTTCAGCCCTAGCGCAGTAAGGGTGAAATCTTTTTGAGTCGACTGAATTGCGTTTAACAAGTAGATCTTGTTTTTCTCTAGTCATAAAGCCTCCTTTTCTTCTAGTTTATTTTTAAAAACAAATAATTGTTTTTTGAGTGTCGGTGTAATTTTGATACCGTCAACGTCATAAGTTTTATTATCAAGCGTAATGTGATTGATCAAAAAAGGAATAAACTCGTCTCCGAATTCATATCTTTTTTTATTATCATTCCAATATTCCCAAATTTCTTGAGAAGTATAACCACACCATTGATCAAAAGATTTGAGAAGATACTCAATCTCTTCAAATAGCTTGTCTTCATCGTATGCTTTATCAAAAAGATAATTCCACACGAGTTCATGTAGGTCTTGTTTAGTCATTTGCTCTCCTTTACTATAGCAGTTCTTAGTTTTTCAAACTCTTCTAATATTTCATTTTCTATTAAAATTAGTTCATCTAATTCATTAAGTGTTACTACTTTATCTATTTGAAAGTTTTGATTTCTTATAGCTGATCTTACTTTTATCCTTTGATCCCATAATCTTGCTTTTAATATCTGTAATTTTTCTTTAGTCATTTGCTCTCCTTTTATTTTAATGAAAAGTAGCCCCTAAGGGCTACCATGGGTCTAGAACTATAATTAGCATTATAGCCTCCTTTGTTTGAAACGTAGAAGGACCTGAGGGTACTCGTGGGGTTTGAACTGTTACCCACAACTTTCGGACGGAACAGATAGTTTATCTCTCTCTACTCGCACTTACTTCTCAAGACCTCAGCCATTTGGCCATACTTCTTGAGCCCTATACCTTACGACTCTGTTTTAAAATCGTTATTCAGTCAGAGTGCCTCCAAACAAATTGCAATTTGTTTGGTTTCAGGTCCTTCTATATTTCTTATTTACTATATCGAGACATCGTAAAAAAATTCAAGTTTTTTTTTAATCTCTTATAATGTTTATTGTTAGTTTTATTTTTTTTTCAACCAACTATTTTAAAAAGTTTTGGTCAGTGGGACTTGTGAAGATTGATAACGAAAGCCAAGGTGATGATCCTTGTAACTTAGGAAATCCTTTTGGTTCACTTTAGACAGTCCCACGTGCCTTGCTAGTTAAGTTTGTTTTTTTTAAAGTGGTTATGAAAAACTTAGAGGCTACCTCTGAAACTAATCCACTACAATGAAAGGGACCATAGACACGTCTATTGATTGAGGGATCAAATTCAATCTCAATCGTGCTTAGTTTATACATTGTCCAAGACCCCAAATCGGAGTCTTAGAAAATGTATATTAGAAACAAGGGTCCCAATACTCGGACCGATGTCCCAAGGTGATACGATGACCGTCTTTTCTAAAACGGTTCGTCTTAGGGTTAAATTCTCTAGGTTCGAGAATAAAACCTCTTTCACCCTCTGAGGTTTCGATGTCGATAACCTCAGCGTAATGTTTACGCCCCTCAGGGTGAGGCGTAAATTCATAGGTCTGACTTTCTGAAAAGCCATTACTATCGGTACGCTTAGCGTAGTCCGTTTGAACCACAATAAAGCGTCTACCGTTTTTTTTAGTGATAACGTCAATTAACGTACCACCATGGCGATCGGACCAATAATAGATCGTTGCACCGTTGCCAATGGTTAAAGCGTCAAGCTTAAACCATGAGCGAGAACGTGACCAATTAGTCACGCTTCCAGAATGTGTACCTAATTTATTAGGTAACAACTTTTGTTTTTTGTCGATAATTCTAATTTCCATTAGAACCTCCTTTCTTCTTTATATGCTCTGTTAAGTTTTAATTCGTATTCGTGATCTTGTGCAGTTTCCCACAAATCACAAAAACGCTCTAAAAAGTTTTTTTGGTCTGTCGTCAAGGACTCATCAAATAATAAAACATCATCTGCTGAACCCTTATCAACGTTTTTATTTTCGTCTTGGTCTAACCAACGATTATAAATGTCGGTTAGCTTGGTTATATGATCTGCCATTGTTACCCCCTATTTAATACTCTTTGAAATTCTGAGTCGACAACCAACTCGAACTTAAACCCTAAGTCTAAGATTTTACAAATGTGATGATCATTAAATGTTTTTACAGATAACAAATCAGCGAACTTTTTTGCTTTGTCACAGACAGGATAGACGAGGTCATTTCCGTAAACGACCTTGTTTTGTACTTGTAATATATTGTTATTCATTTTGCTCTCCTTTCTTATTCATCTATTATTTCTTCATAATCCCAATCAAAATGATCACAAAGTTCATCTAAAGATAAAGTTTTGAAGACCTTCATCTTTTCTGTTTTTTCTTGTTCTGTAAAGCCCCATTGTTTACCGTAAGTGTTCTCTACATCATTCCAATGCAAATCAATTAATGATTGTCTAAGATCTTCCTTGTTATCATAAATACGTTCTTCTCCACCTTGCATACATATTCTAAGTATTTTCATTTTGCTCTCCTTTGTTTGAGTTACTCGTCAGTAGGCTCTTTCAACTCGTGAGCCTAGACACGGACCGTTTATCGTGGACCGTGTTTCGTGGTTAGTGTTTTACTTTTTGATCTTTTTCTAGTTCTTCTAATCGTTTAGCAACTTCAAAAAGACAATCTTGAATTGTGCTGATACTCTTAACTATTGCCAAAAGATATTTTTTTTCTGTTTCTTTCATTCTATTAGCCTCCTATTAATATTAAATAAGCAACCCAAATTCCTTTGAACACAAGTAGACCGATAATAAATCGATCTACTATAATTTCTGATTTTGGTTTTCTATACATTAAAGGACCTGTCTCGCTTCGTTGTATATTTTTACAAATTCATCGTGAGGAATTCTTGATTTTTTAGCGCCTCCGTCAATTTGTGTTAAGTGTTTGCCTGTCGTTCTAGACCAAACGTTTTCGCTCACGAAAAGTTTCCCATATCTTTCGAATGCGACAGGAGTCGCATAGGAATAGTAAGTATTAAATCCGAATGAGGACTCTTTTCTTAGGCTTTTAGTCGTATTTAAATAAAATGTAGTCATTTTTTGCTCTCTTTCTGTATTTGTTGTGAGGACACACAACTTTAACGAGTCAACTCACGAAGTATGCCCTCTTTCTGAATATTCGTAAATATTCATGATTACCCAATAACGAGTAATCAAAAATATTTAAGCTGAGAAGTTTTTTAAAACCACTTCTTTACACTCTCTTAAAGTGTCTAGAGTAGTTACCCATTCGGTGGTCTCAAATGTTTCTGTCTCACTTACAACAACTTTGTAATCGTTTGAATTACTTTTGTCATACTCTCGAATTAAACACTTGTTTATCTCAACTAAAGCCAAAGCCCACTCCCAACCAAAATCGGTTTGAATGTTTTCACATTCGAATTTATGTCCGTTGTGAAAAATATTATAAAAGCCTGAAGCTATTTTTTTTACTTTCATTGTTTATCCCCTTATTGAATAATTGTATCAATCCAAAGTTCATCGTCTCTTATTCTTAGCGAAGCGATGTCGTCTCTAATTGGGTCGATGTTATTATTAAGATATTTATGCTTAATAATGTTTAAAATTGAAGTTTTCTTTACTTCAACATATTCCTCTAAAGAGGGTGTATATATAAAGATGTATTTTGCTTTTTTTACATATTTATTTAATACGTGTAAGTTTACTGCGTCTAAGTCCATTATTTGCTCTCTTTCTGAATACTTACGTATTCATAATAAGGCCAACTTAGTGACCTTATTAAAAATACATAAAGATTTCTGTTTGACTGTTTCCTTATCGGTGTCACCGATTGAACTCTTTGTTCGCAGACTACCTCTTACTTGTTGAGTTATCTGTGCACTAAGGGGCAAGTATGTAGGGCCCAACCTTAGCAACCCACCGAGTCCGAAGACCCAAGAAACTTAATTCTTTGAGTGTTTTAGCACCTTAGACCTGAAGACTAGAATATCGTGGGCATTAGACCTACCGTCAAAAGACGCGCTTGGCTTATTGTTTTCTAGTGCAGTTTCTAAAGTATGGTTTGTTGTCATCTAAGTAAGACCTTACACTAATTTATGATAATACCTAATAAAAAAAGATAAATAATTGATAAAAAATGAAAAAAAATTAGAAAAAAGTCGAAGTTATCCACAGGCATTTTTTTGCGTTTTAAGAGCGTTTTAAAAAGGTCCGTGTATGATTTTATTAGATAATTTATTATATGCTCTATGGCTCTTAAAAGGGATTTAAAGGCTATTTTTTTTATGGGAAGTTGTTATAATTTAATGCAAATTGCGACAAGGATCGTGGAACGTGAACAGAAGTTGAGCGAACAAAGTACGAACGCTTCGAGGGTCGCGCGTCGTGGGTCGCGGACAGTACTAGAGGTTTTTTGAAAAAATAAAAAAATAAAAAAAAAATATTTTAAAACAAGTGTGATAGTGTCCGCTTATGTGTTTTAACCTTAATTAGGTGGGTTTTACCTATCACACTACTCATTTTTAGAAGTGTGCATAGTGTCCGCTTGTTTGTTGAAAAATAAGGGTTTTTTAACCCTCTAGGCAATTAGACACTTTTTCAAAATTGATTATTTTAAAAGAAGTTGTCAGAAAATCTCTAGTACCAATTTGTTAAATAATGATTAAGATGTAACGGTGTATTTCAAATGAGTGCTGAAAAGAATTTATACAAAATAGTTAAAGATAAACTGTCTGATTTTAATCCGATTAGGATTGAAACAACTACAATAAACGGTTTTCCTGATTTGATATTGTTCAATAAAAAGAAACGTGTTTTGTTTATCGAATGTAAGGTTTGTGAACGTTCTAGATTGTTACAGAGCCTGAGACCACATCAAAAAGCTTTTCATCATAAATACAAACAGATTATGAACGGACTGTTCATCTTGCAACGCTCCCTCAAAGAGAGAGCGTTTTTTCTGTATAGATCGACAGATATCGATTTTCTTGCAGAAAATGGTGAATTTGCACCACTTTGCACGGTCCACGTGGGACAACCATGGTCCACGATCAGCGAAATTTTGCATGAATACCACTAGATATAGACATACCAATTCGCGAGACGCGAAAAACGTTGATAAATATAGCGTTTGGGTGGCCTATAACATATATTATGCAACAAATAACCTTAGGTACTTAGACCGAACGGTCCGAGGGTCGCGGAGATCGAACACCGACCCCCAAAAATTTGACCCCGTTACGCACGCGCGAGACCTAGACCTGGCAACATACACACACTATAGGAGTAAAATATGCACATAGACTATTCAAAACTTGATCCAAACCAATTAAAGGCAATGGTATTGCTTAGAAGGAAGGTGGAACAAGAACATGCACGTGGAAATTTCATGAGATTTGTAAAATCGGTGTGGCCTGAGTTTGTTGAAGGATCACATCACATTAGAATTGCAGAAAAACTTCAGGATTTTATGACAGGAAAGAACAAAAGATTGATAGTGAACATGCCCCCACGTCACACAAAAAGTGAGTTTGCCTCATTTTTATTCCCGGCATGGATGATGGGGCAAAATCCCCGGCTAAAAATTATTCAAGCGACTCACACAGGTGAATTAGCAATAAGATTTGGTAGAAAAGTAAGAAACTTGATGAACACCAAAGAATATAAAGGAATATTCCCTGATGTTACGCTAAGAACTGATAATCAGGCGGCGGGACGTTGGGAAACTAACCTTGGAGGTGAGTATTACGCGGCAGGTGTGGGTGGTGCTATCACAGGTCGTGGCGCTGACCTACTAATTATTGATGATCCACATAGTGAACAAGACGCTTTGTCTGAAAATGCAATGGATAACGCCTATGAGTGGTACACATCTGGTCCTCGACAGCGTATGCAACCAGGGGGGAGCATTGTTATCGTGATGACTCGATGGTCTGATAAGGATCTTACTGGTCAATTAATCAAAAAGATGGGAGATCTGAAAGCTGACAAATGGGATGTCATAGAATTCCCGGCAATTTTAGACGACGATGACGAAGATAAGAGAAAACCTATTTGGCCTCAGTATTGGAAGCTTAATGAACTAGATAAAGTGAAAGCTTCCCTTGTTCCAACTAAGTGGAGCGCACAGTGGCAACAAAATCCCACCCATGACGGTACAAGTATCATTAAACGTGAATGGTGGAACATTTGGGAAAAAGAAGATCCACCTGAATGTGCTTTCAAAATTCAAAGCTATGATACAGCATTCTCAAAAAAAGAGTCTGCTGACTACTCAGCTATTACAACTTGGGGAGTTTTCTATCCTGAGGAAGGAGAAGAGACACATTTGATATTATTGAACTCTAGAAAAGGTCGTTGGGACTTTCCTGAGCTTAAACAAGTCGCAAAAGAAGAACTACGTCTCTATAATCCTGATGCTGTCATGATTGAAGCCAAGGCTTCAGGGACACCCTTGATACAGGAGCTACGGCGATTTGGTGTGTACGCGACAGCTTTCTCTCCGAACCGTGGTATGGATAAGCATGTACGATTAAATTCTGTTGCCCCTATTTTTGAAGCTGGTCATGTTTGGAGACCTGACATCGATTGGGCTGAAGAAGTACAAGAAGAATGCGCATCTTTCCCTTATGGAGAGCATGATGATCTTGTTGACGCAACCACCTTAGCCCTGTTAAGATATAGACAAGGAAGATTCATTTCATTGTATGATGATGAGCCTGAAGAACCTATTGGAAAACGCAAATATGAATACTATTAAAAAATTAATTAATCCTGAAGATAGAAGACTAAAACAAAAACTAACACCGAAACAGATGATTTTTGTTTATGAATACGTACACAAAGTTTTACTCGGAGAATGTTCCGCTGCCGAAGCTGCGCGACGCGCGGGCTATTCACAAAATCGTGCACGTCAAACTGCTACTGATTTACTGAACCCTCATATGAATCCTTTCGTCGTGGAGGCCATTCATGAGATGAAACAAGATCTTCATCAAATGTATGGAGTATCGACAGCATCTCACTTGGCCTCCTTAAAACAAATCAGAGAGGAAGCACGAGAACATAAACACTATTCGGCGGCCGTGGCTGCTGAAGTCAATAGAGGTAAGGTTGCTGGTTTTTACGATAACAAAGTTCAAACAGAAACTCCTTTAGAAAATATGAGTAAAGATGAGTTGGTAAAGATTTTAGAGAACTACGATAAGAATGGTATAACTCATGATACCAAACTCATTATCGACGATGATAAAGATGTGATGACAGGTAATTGAGATGATATCACTATTCAATGTAGCAAGACCGATAGCCATGAAAGCTTTACAGAATCCCGCGGTCCTCGGATCGTTGCTCGTGGGTACTGTGGGATCGCAACAAGCTAATAAAATACAGAACGAATTAAACTTAGGTAACATAACTTTAGATGATGTATATAATTTTATCACAAATTTAGCGGCGTCACCTTCGGTGACAGCGTTAAAAGATTTAGAGAAGTCTAATCAAGTTCCACCGAAAAAGGATGACGACAAAACTCCGACTCCTCCTGAACCTGATCCATTAGACTTGCTGAACCTTATAAATACTGATAGAAAGGAAGAAGATGAAACAAAGCCTATTACAACTAGCCAAAGCGAAGAGACAAAAGAAACAGTCTCGTCCAACCTCGAATCGCAAACCACGGATCGTGGATCAGACATACAGCAATCTAACCAAGGAAGAGAAACAACGGTTAGTGGCCAACTACCTCTAGTCAAAGCTTCTCAAGAACAAGGTGTTACTTTTTTTTCTGATATCTTAGGTGGGGAATTATATGT